TAGACAAGTCATCTCTCCAGCAAATATTGTACCATTAAGAGCTGCTGTTATTTGTCCTATATGACAAACATTTGAAGTACCATCTACACCAATTATATCTCCAGCTGCTGTATTCCTTAGACCTGTTAGATCAATAAGAATAGTTGTGGTTATTAAATCCCCAGCAACTTCTACGTTGGCTTTATAAACAGTTCCTGTACCACCAGTAATACCAGTACCAGCAGACATATTTTGCATTCTAAATGCAGTTTCATCTGTGCTACCGAAAAGCAAAGTTTCAGCATCAGCCAGATAATTCCAGTCATATCCTAATGCAGACCGAGCCAGTATTCTAGTATCCCCAGTTGCTTCAGATTGTTTAAAACTATGTTTTACCATTTTTTCATTCCTTCATATTCAAGCTATTCACATCAACTTGAATGTTGCGACTAGTACGCCAGATTGCTTGTTTCACAGACTTTTTTAGGGCTTGTGTTGCTGATGTCTCTGGTAGTGAACCTTCTAACAGATTCATTACCTCACCAACCAATCTTTTTGTTTGAATGTCCAACGAGGTTGTAACATTCTCTACATACACAGTTCGCATATCCACCATTACATTACTTTACATATTATTAAATAGTTAAAGGTGGGATACCGAAATACCCCACCATAAACTTTAAAACTTTATTATGAATTCAAGTCAGCAATTTTTGCTTGGTGAATAAAGTTTGTGCAACGAAGTTCAGCCATAGTATAGATCAATCCCCTTACGACTAGCGCGTTAGCGGCGAAAAAGTCGCGGTTCTCAACATACTGTGTTGGACTTGCTATCGCTACCTCTAAACTGTCTGTGCTTAACACATAGACATTAGAGCCTAATACAGCGTCTGCAGTTGAAACTGACTTAGCTGTATCAGCATCTGGAAGGATTGGAATACCCATGTAGGTAGCCAAAGTCAGTCCAGTTCGTGTACCCGGATAGGTCTTTTCATCACCGATACCAACTTGGAATTCTTCTTGACCCATATATCTTTGTTGGGAGTTAAGAAGTCTTTCCAGCTTAAAGTATTGGTCATGTCCACATAATATTAGGGATGGTTCACCACCATTTTCACGAATCTTTTGGATTGCTGAGTCTAACAATGTTAATGTTAGGTCTCGACCTGTACCACTATTGTAGCTTGAAGAAGCAGCAGCATTCCAACCACCAGATGTTCTACCAGCCTGTGTTAAGTCGTATGCTCTGGATCGAGCAGCACCACCACCAACAGCAGAACCATCTTCAGCGACAATGTCATCAATACTGGTCAGACCAGCACGAGAGTAAACGAAAACTACGTCACCATCTGCAAAAGTTGTTCCAGAAGCAACAGTCATAGCACCAGTACTAGTATTGATTGCACTAATAGCAGAACCAGAAGTTCTGTCATATCCAGTTGCAGATACATCATACTGACCAACTGCATCACCAATTCGGAAAGAACTAGTAGCTATTGCTGCTGGAATTGTTACTGATGTTGTTCCACCAGCACTTGCTAAGAAAGCAGTACCAGCATTTAATTGCTGCCCTATTTCTTTAATGTGGTCTCTTTCTGCATTCTCAGATTCCATTCCGAGAACATCACCAACACCACCCTCTAAACCAGCAGTAAATACTGCTTTAACGGAAGCACCGAATGTGGTACCAACGATTCTAGGTAGTGAACTAACTGTTTGAATAGCACTAACGTCTACAGTTGGGAGACTTCCTGTTTCAGTGATTGGTAAACTTCTGTTAGAACCACGATCGGATCGTATTCTCCAACCAGCTGTATTTCCCCAAACTGTTTTAGGTAGTGCATTAAAAAATCTTGTTTTGTTATTTAGCGCTTCAAAGACTTTTCTACCGAAGGTAGTTGTAAAAATATTTGTCGATGTGTCAACTGTAAAGTATGACTGCTTGGATAAGAAATCCTCACCAAATACTGATTGATACAATCCTCTTTGAGACTGGGCTAAATATTCTGATAAACTTGGATTAGCCATTTATATATTTCTCCTATAATTTTTAAGTGATTAGCCTTCGATTAGTTCTCTTGGAACTCCATCGGTATCACCAGATTGAATTTTATGTTGTAAAGTTCGAAGTTGTGTATAAGACATCTTTGCGAGTTGTTCTACTACATTAGTTGGTTCTTCGGATTTCTGTATTGGGGTTGTATCCTCAACACCCATTGTGTCATATCGAACAATTTCAGGTGCTTTAAGACCAGTTTCCTCTCGGAAACCTAATTTTCGAAGTCTTGTATCAGCTTCTTTTTGGATTTTCTCATCAATTCCAGATTGTAACTCAGCTAATTGTTTCTTTAATGAAGCAATTTCGGAATTGGAATCTATTGATTTCGTATAGTGTCCTTTATCAACTTCTTCCTCATCTTCATCATCTTCGTCTGCTTTATCTATTTCTTCCTCTGCTTCTTCTTCTTCCTTGATATCTTCTATGAAGTCATCAGCGTCTTCTTCATCTTGATCATCTTCTTCATCTGCTTTTGTAAACTCTGCTACTGCTTGAGAAACGATACTCTTTATCATTTCTGCTAGTTCTGACTTTTGCAATTCAGCTTCGGCTAACTCTGCCTTTTTGATTTCCTCAGCTTCTTGCTTTGCCAATCGTTCATCCATTTTAGAAAGAACCTCAGCTACTGCACTTAGTGCTAAAGTTACCCCTTCATTGGACTGTTGTACTTCATCTGACATATGTATACCTCCAATCAGATGTTGTTTAAAGCATCAAAAAGGTTGGTCTTAGCCATCCGACCTATTGATAAAATATAATAAATATAACGTTATACAAAAACGTCACTATTATTATACTAAGGAATTTAAAATTTCCTATTTAAAACATAGTATTTTATACATTTATAAATAAACGTGTATAACTATTTGCATAACAAACAGTTGACATTTTAAATAATTAACTATATGCTGTTTGCAATTTAGTATAAATTGTAGTGAGGTGACTATGATAAAAACAGAAATTAAGAAGGAAAACGCTAGAATTGATGCTAAGGGGTATTTTCCCCCCAAGCGTGAGATCAAAGTGTATTACAAGGGAGTTTGTATTTCTAAAAAAATAGCAAAGGAGATTTAAAATGAGTATAATGTTAGCTAATAAAATATTTAAAGGTCTACCTAAAAATCAATTCGAGGTAGAGGAGATAATAGAGGCAATAGAATTTCATTACCAAGAATTTTACTTTGAAAGTTTTCTTGAGGAAATTGCAGAACACCATCACTATGCACCAAATAGTTCCCATGAAGATTTTTATACTGCAGTTATTTGCGATCCTACGATTCAAAAAAGTATCGTTACTACTTATAACTGTTTTGTAAGATATGAAATATTGCTTGATGAAAATGGGAACCAACAAGATATTTATTATCAAGCTGGAACTATTAAGGCAACAGAACTTTTACAAGCTATTATTAAATTTGCAGAGGGGGTTAAATGAATAATACAGAATGTAAACACAAGATGGTAATAAGTATGGGTGGTTCTACAAAGTGTACTATGTGTAAATCTTATGTTAAATTTGTAGATGGCAAACATATCGTGGTTGATGTTGAAGATACTAAAAAAACAGCAACATTAGATTCCCTTACTACAAAAATTAATCAACGACTTAAATAAAGGAGCTTTAAATGGAGAATGGACAAAGAATTTTTAAGTTTGAACTGGATAGTGAATCAAAGCAAATGGTAATGACTTCCATTTGTCATGAGTTTGAAAAGACAGAAGAAGAAGTTTTAAACTCTTGGAAACAAGACCCAGAACAAATGAAAAGGGATTGGCATTATACAATGACAAACATGGCATAAAGATTTCACCTCTCTTTATGACTATATAAAAGACCCCTCAATTTAGAGGGGTTTTTTATTTGTTTAAAATAAAAGTGTTGACAAATAAAGTATTTATGGTATTCTTATATTTATAAATATAAAAGGAGTGTGAATTATGGAAGTAGAACAAATTTATAAAGGTTTGCTAGTATCAGAAATTTTGGATTGTGAGGATAGGGAAATAGACACTGACGGATTACCTAAATATACCGAAAGTGAAAGACTGCATATATTAGAAAAAGCCGAAATTGCTTTTGATTCCGAACCTCAGAATACTAAGAAGAAAAATCTTAAAACTATGCCTATAGCTCATTTACGAGGATTTTTAATGGGTTACTATCATCTTTTTGATGAACAAGATATTCTAACTGGTTTTTTGTGCTTGGGTTGTCATTCAGGTGACTCTGAAAAATATTATGGTCAAGAAGAAGATTTGAGAGAATATGAAATGGTTAAAAAATTTGTTGAAGACCCTGAGGAGTTTACTACAGAAAACGAATATTCTAATGTTCGACCTGTAAAAGGAATTTTAGTAGGAAATTCTGAAATTCGTGGTCGAGATGCTTTAATTTGGAATAAGTCTAGTGATGGATTGTATAATTTAAACATTATTTCTGAAGAAGTAAGACAAGCACACAATGCTATGGTTATGAAAGTTGTCGGTACTAACTTTGCTGATATGATAGAAGATACCGAGAACAATCATATAACAAAAGAAGATTTAATAAGTTATGTTGAAAAACACATTACTAATCTTGATATAAATATTGATGACGTTTACCCAATTATAAAGGCAAAGATAGATCGTGTTTTAGATTATGATTTATTAATGCTTTACCCTAAATATATCAAAGACGCTTATATGGTAAAAAACAAAAAAGGGTTTTTTGTTAACGTCTAGTTTTAAGCAATATAAGGAGTGAGAATAAGAACCCCTCAACTAGAGGGGTTTTTTATTTGTCATCTTCAGGAATACCCTTAGAATCTAAATCGATCATTTCGTTTCGAAAATCATATAGTGGTTGTTGTAAAAGTTTCTTTAGCTTTTCACATTGGTTGCCTTCAGGTAGACTAGCTTCTACTAAGTCCAAGACCCTACCAACCATTCTACTATGCCTTGCCATGATGTATTCTTGTGTCTGTGATACTTTATTAATATCCATTCCTATTACTCCTTACTATCGAATCTGGGAATTGACCTTGTATTTGAAATGGTAATTCCCCCTTTATTTTTTGGTAAGCCTTCTCTAACCAACCATTTGCTTTTATTGGTTTTGTTGTATCTATATTTCTCCAAGTTCCTAATCCTGATATAAACATTGGTTTAACATCTTTTTTCTGTGTTCTCAAATGTGGTCGGACATAAGAACCATTTCTAATATGCCCCCTAACATTTGATTCATATGGGTTCGGTTTAGGTTTTCTCCTAATACCACTATGAACTTCCATTGCATAAGGTGCTTTATATTCAATGTTCCAACCATAAGGTGTTGCATTGTATGTACCAGATGCTTTTAATCTACCAGTATCTACAGGGCAAGTCTCTTGTGCTTCCCTGAAAACTAGGTATCCAATATTGTCAAACATTTGAGGTTCGACTTTTTGGAACCTTTTTAAAACCCTTTTAAGTTTTTTAAATTGTAGTATCATAATATTATTATACTAAAAAATCATGTTTGCCCAAGTCGAATTTATATTATCATCAAATTTATTATCTGATTGATCATATCTTGATAGATAAATAACTTCTTTTCCTAAGTATCCATGAAGTGGATGCCAGTACGTAGCTATTTGTTTAGGTTTTGCTGATACGTGTAAACGTTGTAAAGCAAACTCATCAACCCCTTTTATACAGCCACAGATGTGTAACTCTCCAGTTCCAATGTCCATCTCGTCTACTCTATGAAAATGTCCCATGAATACAGTATCAAAATGGTTTAGTTCTTGGGTACCAAGCCCTGACTCAATGTTAAGGTTGTTTTTATATTGTAATGCCCCTCGTAAATTAGATACTGCTTTTGATATAGACATACTACTACCCCCACCAGCAATACTGTCCCCATGCATTATCAATATTCTATTGTTATACACATTGAAGATATGAAAAAAGGATTCTGGTATTTCAAACTTTATATGCTTTTGGTTTTTTAAAAATGCTGCTATCCACTGATATAACATATAATCCCAATCAGTTGTAACTCTATTTTTCATTACTGGTTTATATGACATACGCCCATGATTACCAACTACGCATGGGATTTTTATTTCTTTAAAGTGTGGGGCTAATAATAGAATAGCTTGGGAGATTAAGTATGCCCCCTTTAGCATTTGCATCATGTTGTTCTCTACATTAGACCTTGCTAACTCATCATGAATATCACCAGAGATCATATCCCCTAACATGGGAACAATAAGGGTATCAATGTTAGCTATGTTTCTTCGGTAGTTGACTAACGCTAGTAGTTGATTTGCCCACCCATACAAACGTTTGTTGAACAATTCCATATCGTATTTGTTCATACCAATCATTTGTTTTTCGTTAATGTACTCTCCAATGTGGGTATCTGTCAGTGGGGCTATAACTGTTTGTGAATGTTCAGCTTTACCTTTAATTTGTTTGTAAGGTATCTTTGGAACTTGTTTAAAACTTGGGGAGATATCGTGGATGATATCTAATAATAAATCTTCTTTAGCTGACTGTTTGGTAACAGTATTGTAAAGTTTTCTGTAAAAAGATGCTTCTGATTTAAGGTATTCAATCCTTCTATCAGATTTTATTATTTTATCTTCAAAGGTATCGTCTATATCTTGTGATTCCGAAAAGTCCTGTACCGAGATTAGTGACCTGTCGTGCCAACGTTGAATCGTTGTCCTGTGAACTTTTATCCCATAATCTTGATATACTTTCTCTGAAATCTGTTCCCATGTGTTCCCCTCTTGTCTCCACTTTATTATATCGTAAATCCCCTGTTCTCTCATCATAGCTTCTCCTGACTGTCAGTACAATTGTTTTTCCACACATAAAGCAATGCAAATCTTTATCCTCGTTCAAGAACATTAAACCATTACATTTAGGGCAACTTTTATTTTTCATAATTTAATATCGGTAGGGCTAAATCAGAATGTCCAGTAAATGGTGCTGCTTCATCCACGCTTTCTTCATGCTTTTCTTTTTCTTTTATTTTTTTCATCTTATCTTTTTGTTCATTATCTTCTTGTTTTGCAATCCATTTAGTAAGTGCTACCAAAGACTTATTATACATACGTAACGTTGGGGTTTTATTATTAATAAATCCGTTCAAACGATCTATGCCATCTTTCTTCTTTTTCTTTTTATGTCCACCATAAGTAGGGGTAAAAGTTCCAGAATCTGCTGACGTAACAACTGTACCACCAAACTCTTTTTTAATTGTCATCAGAGTCTACCTCAATAGGAATAGTATTTTTTTGTTGTTTTGGATCC